ATGACTGACGAAGTGATTGACGTAGCAGTTGAGCCAACTGGACAGGAAGTCGAACTGGCGCAAGAGGCCGACATCAGCAGCACCGATCAGGCCGCGGTGCAGGAAGCGGAGCAGCAGGAACAGCAAGAAGAACCGAAGGCGAAGAAGCCTGATGCCTGGGTTCAGAAACGCATCGACCAGTTGACCCGCGAGAAGTACGAAGAACGGCGCAGAACCGAGGCGCTACAGCAAGAAAACGAGACCTATCGGCGCCTGCTTGAGGCCCAGAAAGACGGCGAAAAGATCGAGTTGCCGACGCAACAGAAGTCCGATCAAGACCCGTACGAACTGGCAAAGCAGATCCGCCGCCAGGAAGAGTTCAATGACCGCTGCAACAAGGCCTACGAGCAAGGCAAGACCGAGTTCGCCGACTTTGATGACAGCATCAAGAACCTCCAACTCCTTGGGCAGATCCCGCAAGACTTCCTTGAGATCGACATGATCACTCGCGAGGCTCTTCGCCTCTTCATCAACTCCAACGCCTTCCTGAAGAACGTGGATCGTCAGTACGACGACCAGTTCGCACGGACCGGCGCCAAGATCGGTGACACCCTGCGTATCCGCCTGCCGAACGACTACACCGTTCGTACCGGCAAGACGGCTTCGATTCAGGACACTGTCGAGCAGAACCGCTCGCTCACTGTCTCTACCCAACAGGGTGTGGACCTGAGCTTCAGTTCGGCCGAGCGCGCTTTGAAGCTGGACGACTTCTCCGACCGCGTACTGCGCCCGGCCATGAACAACCTGGCTGGAGCTGTCGCTCTGTCGCTGATGGGTAATGCCGAAAGCGTGAGCAACATGATCTTCAAGGACAACGGATCGGGCGGCATCGCTACTCCCGATGCATCGACCTGGCTGCTGGCCGGCGCCAAGCTGGACAACAACAGCGCGCCGCGTGATCGCCGCAAGATCATGCTTGACCCGCTGACCCAGGCTCGCACCGTTTCGTCCCTGGCAGGCCTGTTCAACCCCCAGCAGAAGATCTCCGGCCAGTTCTCGACCGGCGAGATGTCGCGCGACACCCTCGGCTTCGACTGGTACATGGATCAGACCGTCCTGAAGCGCACCAACGGCACCTTCACCGCGGGTACCGTCAATGGCGCTGGCCAGACTGGCACCACCCTGACCACCAACGCCATCACTGGCACCCTGAACAAAGGCGACGTGATCACCATTGCCGGCGTTCTGGCCGTGAACCGCGTAACCAAGCAGTCGACTGGTGAGCTTCAGCAGTTCGTCGTGACTGCCAACGTTGCGTCTGGCGCCACTTCGATCCCGATCTACCCGGCGATTACCCCTGGCAACGTGGCGTATGCCACCGTTACCGCTTCGCCGGCAAACGGTGCTGCCCTTACCCTGATCGGCGGCGCTGGCGTGACCTTCCGGAAGAACCTGGCGTACTACCCGGAAGCGTTCACTCTGGCCACTGCTGACCTGGAACTGCCGCGTGGCGTGCATGAGGCATCGCGCCAGGTGTACGACGGCATCAGCATGCGTGCTGTAACCGCGTACAACGTGACCAGCGATGACTTCATCACTCGTCTGGACATCCTGTACGGGCACACCACGCTGCGCCCCGAATGGGGTGTTGCTGTGGCAGACGTCCTCTAACTGGGGCGAGCGACAAAGGGCCCTTCGGGGCCCTTGTCGTTTCTGGAGGTTCGAATGTTCCAAGAATTTCCGAAATGGAAGTACAGCGTAAACGGCAGCCAGATTGTCCAGGACGCCGCAGAGGAACTTTCCCTTGGATCGGGATGGTTCGATACGCCTGAGGCTGTGACCCAGCCTGTGACGCTCACCAAGGATCAACTGCTGGCCCTAGCAGAAGAGAAGGGCGTGAAAGTCGACAAGCGCTGGAGCGCTGAGAAGATTTCCGCAGCCCTTGAGGCCTGACCATGACGACCCCGAACGATCTGATCATCCTCGCCCTGAAGCAGGCAAACGTGCTTGGGGTCGGGCAGTCCGCCTCTGCCGAAGACATTCAGGATTGTTTTGCGCTGCTGAACATGATGCTCGCGCAATGGAATCGGCGTCGCTATGCGATCTATCACCTGAAAACGGTGAGCATTGCATGTGATGGGAGTCAGTCGTACACCATTGGCCCGGGAGGCGATATTGATACGACTCGTCCGAACAAGATCGAGTCCGCCTATTTCCGCCAGATCATCACGTCTGAGCCTAACCAAATTGACTATCCGCTCGAGATCATCCGTGCCAGGGAGGATTACGACCGTATCTATCTGAAAGATATGCAGTCGTTCCCGCAATACCTGTTCTATGACTCGGATTACCCGCTAGGGAACGTCTTTGTATGGCCCATCCCAGACAACCAGTATCGTCTGTTCCTTACCGTTATGGAGCCATTGCAGGTCTTCTCGACGGTCTATGACGAAATCGAACTGCCGCCTGAGTATCAAGAAGCGATCATGTACAACCTGGCGCTTCGAATTTACCCGATGTACGGCCTTCCCGTTAACGATGCGGTAGTGCAACTTGCCAAGGCTTCCATGAACATCCTGGAGGCTTCGAATGTGCAAGTGCCTAGGCTGAAAGTCCCGGGTTCGCTCACCCGTGGCGGCGTCTATAACCCATATGCGGATCGCGTCCGGTGAAATTTCCTCTCACGCAAGGGGCGTATCAATCGCGTAGCGTCATCGCGAACGCCCAGCGGTGCCTGAACCTTTTCCCGGAGTCGAATACTGAGGACGCGCCGTTCCCGGTCACTCACTACACGACTCCCGGCCTTCAGTTGCGCGGAACTGCTCCAAACAACGAGCCATGGCGCTGCCTCTACGCTGCGTCCAATGGAGTTCTATATGGGGTAACTGGAGGGAAGGTCTATGCGATTGATGATGCATTTGCCTTCGAAGAGATTGGAGATGTCAACTTCGCCCCTGGTCTTGTGTATGCCGTAGATAACGGCGTTCATGTGTTTCTCGTAGATGGCACGGCAGACGGGTATACGATCAAGCTGAAGACGAACGAGCTATCGAAGGTAACTGACGGCTCGTTTTATGGGTCATCGCGTATTGATATCTGCGACGACTTCTTCTTGTTCAACCGCCCCGGGACAAACCAGTGGTACATCTCCAATTTCCAAGATGTGACCTTCGATTCACTGGATTTCGCGGCGAAAACTGGTTTTTCTGACAACGTTGTAGCTGTGGCCGCGGTGAAGCGTCAGGTGTTTGTATTCGGAGAACTGACCACAGAGGTATGGTTCAACGAAGGAAATGCCACTTTCCCGTTCAGTCGTATGCCTGGAGCATTCATACAGCATGGTTGCGCCTCGGTCGGCAGCATTCAGCAAATGGATGGATCGCTTTATTGGCTCAGTCGAAGTCCTCAGGGACACTGTGTATTCGTCAGATCTGTCAACTACGAAGCCGCTCGGATTTCCACTCATGCAATCGAGCAGGAGATAAGCAAATACGCGCGTGTTGATGATGCGATTGCATACACATACCAGCAGGACGGCCACTACTTCTATGTGGTGAATTTCCCCACTGCGGACAAAACGTGGGTATATGACCTGGCTACCCAGATGTGGCATGAGCGGGCTTGGCTCGACTCAGATGGCATAGAGCACCGTCACCGCAGTAACTGTCATGCGTTCTGGAAGGGAATGACTCTGGTTGGCGATTGGGAGAATGGAAAGCTCTACCAGATGCGGACGGATGTGTATCAAGACAACGGTGCAGCTATCCGTCGAGTGCGCTCATTCCCGCACATGTTGAGTGATTCGAACCGGATCATGTACCGCGAATTAGTGGCCTCCATGGAGGTTGGTGACGGTAGGCCTGATAGCTTCGAATCTGGGGAATTGCGCCTGCGCTGGAGCGACACGGGAGGCGCTAGCTGGGGGAGTTCTGTCAGCAGTGAACTAGGTCCGCGTGGCGATCACATCAGGTCATTGCAATTCCAGCGCCTCGGCTATGCGCGAGACCGAGTGTTCGAACTGTCGTGGATGGCCAACACGAAAACCGCGCTGAACGGCGTATTTCTGCGCGTGGAAGAGGCCAACGAGTGATGGACGTAAAGGCCAACATTCCAGAATTCAACACGCCGTTCATTGGGCAGGATGGCCGGGTTAACTACATCTGGTGGCAATTTCTGCTCAAGCTTTTCGCCAGGACTGGAGGCACCTCTGGTAATGACGGAGACGCTTCGCTTGAGTTGATCCGATCACTCGAGGGCAGCTCTTCTGCCATGGTCGCGTTCCAGGCTATTTCGGGTGATTCCCCGGGTGCTGATGCGCAGATTGGGCGTATGCCTAGGCTGGCAGTGTTGGTTCCCGACCAGATGGTCTATCAGCATGGAATTCACGATGCAGGGGATCTGCACGCAGTAGTTACAGCAGCAAAGAATGGCTTCATGGCGTCGGCGGACAAGTCCAAGCTGGACGGTTTTCCGAACATCACACCTGTGGCATTGACCGCCGATGCCACCATCGTCAACAGCACGGCTGATGGGAACATTCTGCAACTGACTGCGCCGGCCAGCAGCCTGGCTGTTGGTTCGACTATCGGTGGGCGCCTCTATGCCCTTGTTAGCTCGGCTGCTGCAACAGGAACGCTGAGCGTATGGCTCAAGATTGGCGCGACAAAGGTAATCACGCAGACCTTCACGATGCCTGCCTTGGGTCAGACCAATACAGGAATGTCGTACTACTTCACGGCTTCTGTGCGTACCACGGGTGCCTCAGGGACGATCCAGCTATCTGCGCTAATGACCTCGAACGGTAACGCTCTGAATGCCGGCCCCGTTGTGTCGACAGCTAGCGCGACCATCAACACAACTATTTCCAATACGTTCACCCTCGGCTGGAACTGGAGCGTCGCCAACGCTGCAAACAGTGCCACCGCGAAGAACGCTGTCCTGAGCCAGGAGAAGCTATGAGTCTCACCTACAGCGAAATGATCCGCGGGCAGTTGCTCACGGCAACTCCTACCTCCTACTACAGCGCTCCGTTGAATTCCTCCGCCTCCATACAAGCCGTGACGGCAAACAACCCTACCGGATCTGCGGTGATTGTCGACCTCTACAAGGTGCCCTCTGGATCTGCCGCCGATGCCTCCACAAAGATCGCCTCGCGCACTGTTCCGGCTGGCACGACTGTAACCCTGTTCGATGCACTGAACCATAAGCTCCAGTCGGGTACGGCTCTGTTCGCAGCTGGGAACGGATGCGGCCTCAACGTCTCTGGCGTCGAGTACATCCCGGAATGATCGCATCGCCTGATTTCGTCAGGTCGATCATTACCCATCCGGAAGTATGGCCGCATCTCTCGGAAGATGGGGATGACCCGGCCGAGTTTGAACCCGCGGACGCGATCTACTTCCGCTATGGAGACTTCGGTTTCGTCGAGTTCAGAGCGTGCGGCCGGCATTGGTATCAGGCGCATATCGCGATGCTTAGGGGTACTCCACGCGTGCAGTCGTTCGCTCGGCTGTGTATGGAGATCATGCGCCGAGATCACGGAGCCCTGGCATTCACCGGCTTCATTCCGGCGACTAACCGTGCGGCACTGATCAATGCCCTGCGCTGCGGGTTTAGCGAAGAGGGCAGGATGAAAAACGTTTTCCTCAAGAACGGCCAGCTGGTCGATATGGTTGTCATGGGAGCCAGATAATGGGCAGCGTCAAGAAGATCGTAGGCAGTATCACCGGTAGCACTGGAGCAGATGCCGCCAAGGATGCGGCAAATGCGCAAGCGGCAGCTGCTAACAACGCTGCACGGCTAACTCAACAACAGTTCGATCAGCTGCGCAAAGACCTGGCTCCATTTGTATCGCTGGGGACTGGGTCGCAGAACGCGCTTTTGCAGGCGATGGGTTATACGCCAACATTCAAGGATGGGCAGCTATCTGGCTTGGCAGTGAATCCTAAGGCTGCGTTGCAGCAGCAATTCAGCTTTACCGGGAAAGACCTGCAGAACACTCCAGGCTACCAATTCGCCTTGAATCAGGGACTCCGCGCAGTTCAGAACAGCGCCTCGGCACAGGGGCTTGGGTTGTCCGGCGCTCAACTCAAAGGGGCTACGCAGTACGCGACCGGACTTGCCGATCAGACCTATGGTGACCAATACAACCGCGCCCTGAGCACCTACAACACCAATTATCAGACTGCTGCGAACAACGTGAACAACCTGATGCAGCTTCTGAACATCGGGCAGTCGTCCGCTGCTCAGACTGGCGTTGCAGGCCTTAACGCTGCGAACACTGCCGGTGGCTACCTAACCCAGGGCGCTAATGCCATCGCATCCGGCAAGATCGGGGCGGCCAACGCGTATGGAAACGCCCTACAGAGTGGTATTGGTACCGGTCTAGGGCTGTTCGCTCTCATGTCCGACCGGCGAATGAAGGTCGACATCAAGCGTGTCGGACAGACTGATTCGGGGCTGCCGATCTACACCTATCGCTACAAGGGCCACCCCACCGTACACATGGGCGTCATGGCCCAGGAGCTTCAGGCAGTTAACCCGGACGCGGTTGTTGAGCGCGATGGAATCCTGTTCGTGAACTATGCCGAGGTGGCGTAATGGCTATCGATCCGAGCATCCCGCTTCAGGCATCAGCCGGTGGCGCCCAGAATCCTCTTTCCATGCTGTCCGCTGCAATGCAGTTGCGCGGGGCGAACCTGAACCAGAGCGCTCTTAATCAGCAGATCCAGGCAAACCAGGCGGCCTCTGCGGCGTACCAGCAAGCGACCGATCCGACTACAGGGCAGATCGATTACAACAAGCTGACCGCTCTGCTGGCGAACTCGCCTGCCGCCTACAACTTGCCGCAGATACAAGCGCAGATCGCGCAGCAGAAGAACGCGCAGCTTGAGAGCCAATCGAAGCAGTTCGAGCTTGCTCGAAAGCAAGTGAATTGGCTTAAGGGTGGTCTCGGCTCATTGCTAAACAACCCCGGAGTTAGCGGGGCGGACGTGATGAAGCTTGCTGCTGGAGGGATCGCGCAAGGCTTCCTTACGCCAGAGCAGGCCGCCGAAGAGCTTCGCTCCATGCCGTCCGATCCCCAGCAATTGCAGGGATGGCTGCGCAATCTCTATGTTCAGTCGCTCGACAGTGATGCTCAGCTCCAGGCAATCCAGCCTCAATTCCAGACTATTGATACTGGCTCTGCAATTGGCTTGGTCAATACCAACCCGTTGGCGGGCGGCCAGCAAGTTGGCCAGGTCGCCGCTTCGTTCCAGAAGGGCCTTTCGCCGGAAACCGCAACGACTCCAACCGAGATCTTCAATCCGCAAACTGGAGCGCCTGAACTAGTGACTCGGGCTCAGTTCGCCGGCATGGCAGGTGGCGCGCCGAGTGGTCGATACCCGGGAACGCCTGGGATCAATCCAATGGGCGGGGGTGTACAAGCTGCTCCAGGAATCGGTCAGACCGCAGGCGCTGAGGTTGCGGCGCGTGGAGCCGCGGAGCGCTTCAACAACCTCGCCTCTGATGCCGGCAATGTGAGGAATACCGTTCAGGGATACGATGCGGCGTTGGGCGCGTTGGAAAATCTCGGTCGTTCAGGGCCTGCTGTCGACAAGACGATGCTGATCAGTTCTACGCTTGAGAGTTTGGGGCTTCCGTCCGACAAGGATGCGAACGCGAACTGGCAATCTCTGAACAAGTACCTGCAAAACGCAGGGGCGAGTGCAGCAGCGCAGGCCGGCTATGGCGGCACGGATGCTGGTCGCGCCGTCTTTGGTGAGGGGCAGCCATCAGCTAAATCGATGAACCCTGAGGCGCTTCGTGAGGCCATCCAGTATGTGAAGGCGCAGAACCTTGGCGTCCTGGCAAAGCAAGGGGCTGCCCAGCGATTCATTGATCAGAATGGTGGTGACTACACGAAGTATAGCCAGTTTGAAACCCGCTGGAACAAGACCTATAACCCCGACGCCATGTTCTACATGAGCCTGCCTCCTGAACAGCAAACGGGCTATATCAAAGGCCTGTCTGCGGATAAGCGCAAGAAGCTGGCCGAGAGCATCCAGAAAATGGACATGCTGGGGGCCTTCTAATGGCGAACTACGATGCTTGGATCGAAGAGGCAAGCAGAGCGCACAACGTAGACCCTGGCCTTGTTCGCTTGCTTATTGGGCAGGAGAGCCGCGGCGATCCAAATGCCGTCAGCCCGAAGGGTGCGAGGGGGTTGGGGCAACTGATGCCGGCTACGGCAGCAGAGCTAGGTGTTGACCCTACTGACCCTCGTCAGAATATCTTTGGTACTGCGCGCTACCTGTCCCAGCAGCTGGACAGATTCGGCTCCGTCCCCCTCGCCCTGGCAGCCTATAACGCGGGTCCCGGAACAGTTGAGCGAGTTGGCGGAATCCCTAACTACCCTGAGACTCAGAACTACGTGAAGGACATCATGGCCAAATACCAAGGTGCGCAACCTGCGTACGAGCCGTCTAGTGCTTCTGTGTCTGAGGCCCTTGCGCGACTGAACGGAGCGCCTGAGGCCGGCCCTAGTGGTGAGGGTTACCAGCCATCTAGCCAAGCCGTCGCCGATGCCCTGTCGATGCTGAGTGCTCCCGTAGATGAGAAAGTCAGCGCACCTGTCGCACCGACGCCTCCGGGAAAGGGCCTGGGAGATCGTCTGAAGGATTTGAACACTGCAATCAATGCTCCAGCTGTTGGTTTCTTCCGGGGTGTAAGGGAGATTGCTGATGCGCCGAGCGAGTGGCTTGCGAAAGGCTCAGAGGCCGCCGGAATCACGGATGCCTTGAAATCGCTGGGCATCGATATGCTGACTGGTGAAGAGCAGCTGGCAGCAAACAAGGCGCGCCGCGCAGGTTATGCCAACGAAAGCGGCTCGGAGCTTGCCGGTCGCGTTCTTGGAAACATCGCTGGTGTGATGGTCCCTATGGCTGGAGCGGAATCCGCTCTTGCTGGTGGTGGGAATGCTCTCCTTGGGGCGCTGTCGAATTCGCCTCGAGCTGCATCGGCCCTCCAGGGCGTCGGGAACTTCGTGTCCGGCCAGGGAGGGGCGCTCTCCAAAGCGGCATATGGTGCAGCGCAGGGGGCAGGATCTGCCGCGCTTATGTCTGGCGCGAGTGACTCGCCATTGGAGAATCAGGTTGGCGCCGGGGCGGCTATTGGTGCAGTAGCCGGCCCCATCGTTTCGGCGCTAGCGAATCCAGTTTCGCGCCTTGTATCGCGAGCGAGGGGAGCAGTTACTCCTAACTCTGCCATTCAGAACAACGCTGATGAGGTCATGGAGCGCGTCAGGGTGACTCTGGAGGGTGGCGGCACCGACTTGTCCCAGATCCCCCAAGGCATTCTTCGAGGCGTCAGGACACAGGTTGAGGACGCCTTGCGCGCTGGCCGGCAGATTGATCCTGCGGCTCTCGCCAGGCAAGCGGAGTTCGAGGCGCTGGGAATTCAGCCAACCCTTGGGCAATTGACCAGGGATGCAGGGCAGTTCACCGCCGAACGAAATATGCGCGGTATCGCAGGTGCCGGAGAGCCACTAGCCCAGCGATTTGCCGAGCAGAACAACCAGCTTATGCAGGTCCTGGGGCGGATGGGTGGCGCCGATGCTGTTGAAGCCGATGCTGCCGGGAATGCTCTGGTTAACCGCCTACAGGCCTTGGACATGCCCCGCCGTGAAGCTGTCAATCAGGCGTACCAATCTGCCCGGGATTCTGCCGGTCGCTATGCCAATATCGACGTTCCTACGTTTAGTCAGGCTGCAAATCAGGCGCTCGACGAAAACATGTTGGGGCGCTGGTTGCCGGGTCAGGTACGGGACATGCTGAATGACATCAGTAGCGGTCGCATTCCCCTTAACGTCAATACTGCTGTCCAGGTCGATAGCGTCATGAGCGAAGCGCAACGCGCTGCCACGCGGGCGGGTGACACTGCTGCTGCACGGGCGGTTGGTGTTGTTCGCGACGCACTCCAGGCTGCGCCCGTGGAAGAGGGTGCAGGAGCCGCAGCAAGGGCACAGTTCGATGCTGCCAGAGGGTTGGCACGAGCCAGGTTCGCCGAGATTGAGGGTATACCTGCGCTGCGCGCCGCGCTGGATGACGCCCGCCCGGATACGTTCGTGAAGAACTACATCCTGAATGGGGATCCGCGCGGCGTTACCGCCCTTGGTCGGTATATCGCAGAAGACCCCGCGGCTATGCAGACCGCCCGTTCGCAGATCGCCGCGCATCTTCAAGAGAAGGCGTTCGGACGCAATACCGCGGGTGATGCAACGTTCCGCCAAGATGCATATAACAAGGCGCTCCAACAGATCGGCACCAACAAGCTGTCGGCGTTCTTCTCTCCAGAAGAGGTTCAGCGGCTACGCCTTGTCGGGCGAGTTGGCGCGAATATCAACGCCCAGCCGGTCGGGTCGGCAGTCAACAACTCGAACACCGCCGCTGCTGCTATGAATCTGCTCTCTGAGATGGGCGGATTCAGCAGCTACCCAGGCATCAATGTGGTAAGGGAAAGCTTCCGGACGTTCTCAAATGAGCGCGCAGCACGCAATGCGCTACTGCCTCGGCTTGGAAGGGGTCAATCGGATCCTGCTGATGCAAACGCACTTATTCGATTGCTCACATCAGGATCTAATTCGCTACTCAATTCCGATAAAACAACTCGACAACGAAAACAACAGAAATAAACGCCAGTGAAGCTAGTTCAGCTCTGTAAAGTCAAACACCGCATAAACAACGTCTTTCGCTACGTGCGAGAGATAGTATATATATTGCCCAAGAAAAGGTATTCGCCATGACCCAACTGTTGCACAACGGCAAGCAGCATTTTGTCGACAACAACGGACATCCGCTCGTCGGTGGTCGGGTTTATCACTACTACGTTGGGACCAATACCCCGAAAGACACATATCAGGACAGCGGGCAGACGATCCCCAACACAAACCCTATCGTCCTAGACGCTAGAGGCGAAGCGTCAATTTACGGGGCAGGCACTTATCGTCAAGTATTGACCACATCCTCTGGCGTTACGATTTGGGACCAAGTCATCCTAGACCCATCATCTGCTGTTGGTGGTGACTTAGACGCGCTCAAGGACGACCTCGCCAACAACACAGATCCTCTAAAGGGTGCCGGTCTTGTAGGATTCTCCAACAGCGCAGTTTACGCGGACGGTACGGTTGGTTCCGGAATTCGCGAAATAAATGCCAAGATTGGTGTGGTAGTCACTGACTATGGTGCGAAAGGAGATGGCGTTACCGATGATACTGATTCAATCAAGGCAGCTATTACTGCTGCTGGAGCAGGCGGGGATGTAATTTTCCCTGAAGGAACCTATCTCATTACTGACAAGCTTACATCGCTCACAAGTCAGCGCTGGCTTGGTAGGGGGGGGCAGCGTGCGACAACCCTGAAAAAGGGGGCGAATATTGACATGGTTGAAGTAGGAACCTTGTCAACGATCCTTGACATCAACCTAGAGGGCGTAGGCGCTACGTATTCAGGTAAGGGTTTCAGGGTCACGTCTGGATTCAGCCAGACCCTAACTCGCTGTCGTGCTGTGAATATGGGCGGAGAGCCTCTGTATTTCGATGCTAACGCCGGGGGCGGCACTAACGTAACGGTATTCGAAGGATATCCTGTCGACACGGATACCTATGCCGGATGCGCCATAGCCGGAGATACTGCTCCTCATCCTCGGTTTTTCCGTGGTATGTGGCTCAGTGGCGCGAATTTTGCGCTTGGCCCAGGGGCTGGTAACGGCGGCTCGATGAGCGAATTCTATATTCGTGACTTGAGATATGATGCCACTTCCACACTGTTCCATATTTCTAATGGGCGGTGCGCCACTCTTGGGGCTACGACGACCCTTAAGGGCTTTGACCACACAATTGACGGGGTTGCCTTCGCAGGGCCTGTTGCGCTTGATTCTGCTCAGGGTATCAACATCGGTCCTTCGTGTTCCGTACCAACGTTCACGGAAAACCCAGCTAACTGCCAGTACAACTCTGTGTATGTCCAGCGCAGGACGTACACTCCGACCTGGACCCAGACCTCTGCCACACCATCCGTGGGAAACGGTACGCTAACCGGAAACTACATCCGGCACGGCTATCAGTGCATGGTTGAGATCGAGCTTATCGCGGGATCTACTACGGCCTTCGGAGATGGAACGACAGCCTATAGGTTCTCACTCCCGTTCCCTGGGCACCTGTCTTTCAACCAGCGTGGCTTCCCTGTTCGTATCTTCGATACGAGCGCGGGGGCTGATTTCACTGGGTGGGCGTCCATTGGCGCGGGTCAGGATTACATCACCATCTCTGTGGGACCCCAGCAGGCCCGGGCCACTTCGCCTATGACGTGGGCAAGTGGCGATATGCTGCAATGCAGTTTCTCGTATATGGTCCGATAGTTAATAAATTAGTCAGGCTGAGGTTTGATCAGTTGTGGGCGATATTCTTTCTTGGGCTGCGGATAGTTGTGTCCAATATATCCTGCTAGGAGGTGAGTGATGATCAAGATTTTTCGCTGCACGGATACTCCGCAAGCGGTGCTCAATGCTGCGCTTGCTGATGGAGTAGTCGGGATCAGAGGAGGGCGTACGACTGTTCGCAATCTGCTAGACCGAATATCTCAACTTGCAGAGTCAGAGGGGCATGAGGATATCGTTGCGTTATCGACCTGTAATCACCCTTACACCGAGCTTGCATACATATACGATAGTGAGCGGTTCAGTAATGAGGCAGCCAAGCAGGAGGTGGTAGCGGCCTTCAACCTGATTATCACTGGCGAGCTGTGATTAGGCTTATCGTTGAATTGGACTGTTCAATGGAGTCAGCCCAGTCTTGCATCATTCCCCGGCGCTGCTCGAGGTAATGAGCGTGGTTGTAGGTGTCGCGAATCTCGTCTCTATCACCATGCGCCAGTTGGCGCTCAATCCAGTCACGATTGAAGCCCCGGTTGTTCATCTCCGTGCTGAACAGATGCCGGAAACCGTGCCCGGTCTGGCGTCCTTTGTAGCCGGCCTCGGCCAGAGCCTTGTTAATGGTGTTCTCACTCATCGGCCGATTGGCATGGTTGCGGCCTGCGAAAACCAACTCATACCGGCCGGTAATTTCGTGGATCTGGCGCAGGATGGTTATGGCTTGATGGGGAAGGGGAACGATGTGCGGGCGGCGTGCCTTCATGCGCTCCCTCGGGATCGTCCAGGTAGCATTTTTCAGATCGAACTCTGACCAGGGCGCTCCCCGTAACTCCCCGGGTCGGACTACGGTGAGAACCAGTAGTTGGATAGCTGCGCGTGTCAGTGTATTGATCCGTGCTCCATCAACTCTATGCAGCAGTTCAGGAAGCTCTGCCATCGTGACGTGAGGATGGTGACGCGCAACCGGAGCGTGCGCAGCGATGACGTCAAGATCGGTTGCCGGGTTGCCTTCCACCACTCCCTTGGCGAGGCCGTAGCGGAATATCTGGCTCAGCCACTGTCGTGCCTTCCTGGCAACGTTGTGTGCGCCGCGTTGTTCAATCCTGCGGATGAGTTCGACCAGTTCCGGGCGGCTGATGGCTCTGACTGGGCGTTTGCCTAACGCAGGCAACAGATCCGACTTCATATATGCCGCGGCTTTGTCGGCAGTCGACTTCGCCCAGCGGGGTGAGCGGTAAGCATGCCATTCCCTTGCCAAGGATTCGAAGGTAAGGCTTTCGTTCTGCTTATTTATTCTCTCTGCCTGGCGCTCGACACTTGGGTCTTTCCCTTCGGACAGAAGAAGCTTGGCTTCGTCCCGTCGTCTGCGCGCCTGAAGGAGTGTGACAGTGGGGTAGGTGCCGAAAGACAGGAGTTTCTCTTTCCCTGCCATGCGGTACTTGAGGCGCCACAGCTTGGAGCCGTTTGGGTTGATCAGCAGGTACAGCCCTTGAGAGTCGCTCAGCTTATAGGGTTTCGCTGCGGGCTTTGCGGCCTTGATGGCGCTATCCGTGAGGGGCAT